TCTCGGGGTCGTATTGTTGTTCAGGAGGAAGCCCTCTCTCTGGGACAAATTCACCGGTCCGGATTTTCTCGTCGATGAAAGCTCTGGCTTGAGCTTCTGCTTCTGGCGACTCTGCTTCGCCTGTCTCAGGATCGAATCCCATTTCCCGCAATTCATCTGCGTAGTTTCGTCTGATGGTCCCTTCCGGGGTCCCATCACCTAAATCAGACGGGTTAAGTATCCCCATAGCAGCACCGAATGCAGTACTACCAACCGCTCTCACAGCGAGACCGAGTCCGCGGCTTGCAATTCTTCCTACTGAGGGGAGAACACTTCTTGTTGCCCTTCCAGCATCATCTATCAAACTCCCAACACTCGAGGCGAACCCGCGAGCTAACGGTCTTATTCTCGAAGCAGCTCCTCTCACAGCTCCGCCGAGTCTGCTAACACCACTCATTAACGATCGTCGGAATCTTGTGCCTACAGCGGTTAAAGTTGCAACTGCTGCTGCTACTCTGCCTCGTAGACCTCTAGTGATGTCGAGAACATCATCGATAGTATCGATCAGCCCTGATTCGCTGTCAGCTTGCCCTTCGGGCTGACTGATAAATCGTCCCATATCATCACGTGGTTGGCGAGCAGCTCTTGCTCTGGCAGCGTCTGATCTCGAAACACTTTCTAAATCTTTCTGCGTCCTGCTACGTTCACCAGCTTCCTTTGTAATCTGGAGCGTCTCTTTCATGGTTTCAGATTGTTGTTTCAACAACTGCACCATTTGCTCTAGATAGTTGTTGTCGCTTTTCATCATTACATAATAGGGGTTCTCTTTATTCTCGAGATACTCTATTATCGCTGTGGAGTCGCGCTTGGTTTCGTCGCCTTTGGTTTTTTGATCTTCTTGGGTTTTCGGGGTTTTTTCGGTAGCTTTGCCATAGTCATCTTTCTGTACGGCTGACAACAGCGCGTCTTTTAACATCGCGAACTGTCTCAGGATGGTTGAGTTATTGACAGCAGATTGCTTTACAGCACTGAGGGCATTCCCAAGACGGGTCTCACCCTTTTCAGGTTTGCTGACGAGTGCCGATGCCGATTCTCGCAATTGTCCTAGTATTGGCGAGCGAACCGCCAATGCCTCTCCAACCATACCAGCGAGATTTCCAACTCGTGTAGGCCTTCTATTTTGAGATGTCGTTTGATCAGCCATTACATTGTCCTATTGCTATCTTCCAGCTTTTTAATATGGTCTACTAGCATAGCAAAATATACATCACGCTCATACGGCATCAGCGCCTCGACCTCCGATATTTGATACTTATGATGCTGTGCCAACGCAAACACTGTTTGATAGTATAAAGCGAGGGTTGTGTGACACAGCATTATATAAAAAAACTATCGGTTCCCTCTATGACGAACGTTTTGTCGTCACCATTTTTATTCTTGTATTTGATCTCGTGTCGCAATTTTGGCATCGTCTCAAAAAATTGCTGAATTCTTCCGATGACGTCTGTTCCGAGACTCTCGATAAACTGATCGACCTCCTCAGGCGAAAATTCGGATAGTTTATACACAGTATCTTCTGACACCAACTTGTCCATGCACTGTACCATAACATCATAGTATGCCATTGGATCGTTAGTGCTCTTTTGACTGAATGTTACAATGTACGAATCGAAGTTAGGATATTTCATATACAATACATAATCGTCGTTGACACGTATCACATCAGTGTGCTTATCATCGCGCACGATATTAATATCCTCAATATCCAGCGAGAGTTTAACCTCCTCTTGCGTGTCAGGGTCTCGCACCGAAAAATCGATGATATTGTTCACAGATTTGCCTCTAATCATAGTCAGCAAAAATTCGATGTCGAATACAGCAAGCTCGTTAAGATTCTTGTCGAGGATGCAGTTATTCAATACCTGTTTGATCGACATGATTATCTGGTCGACGTCACTCGACTCTTTTGCTATAAGCATGATTTTTTCTTCTTTGACTGTGAATGCTCGATACCTTACTTTCTCACCCGTGGATGGTAAAATCGCCTCGAATATAGGTAGGTCAATCTTAGGTAGCTTCATTAGCGGTTCTCGATTCTATTCATATTGGTATCCCTGGCCCAATTACTTCAACGCCGTTTGATAATGTTGTCATATCAAACGCGCTATAGGAAAATGAAACAGGTACAGTCGTGTAGCTGTCGTTCATACCCCATTCAAGAGACAAGTTTCCGATCTGTACTGGGTATACATCATACAACCGACACACATATTTGTTGCTGTATGATATCGTACCTGGCTGATCGTCCGTCCCTGATGTCCGCGATGATGGGCTTCTCGAATACATTGTTACTGTCATCGTCTGGACATAGTCTTTCTATATCCAAGCTCATAAGGAAATTGTTGGTCGGCAGTCCCTTCCGTGCCTGGGAGGGCGAGAGCTGCTCCTGGGACACCCCCTGTGGTAAAGTTTACAACTTGACGGAACCACGAATGCAGATAGTTTAAGACGCGGTAGCTGTCGTCTACCATAAAGACGCACTCTACTTGTTGGTGTCCGATGGAAAACGGGATCGATTGCGGAACATCAATGTTGTTGGGCCTGTAATCGAACACGTTCACATTCAATCCGGGGAAAGTAGCAGTTTGACAAAAGAATTTCATATCTCTGTTGTCAAACTGGGTATTATTCCATATCAGATTTTGCGGATTGCCTGTAAGTTCGACAGTAAAGACGTTGGGGCGAGCCAAGCCACCGTGCTTATCAATTGCCGAGCGAAATTCGTTTATGTTGAAAGCCATGTGGTTACCTGCTAACTTTCTGTCTTGAGTCCATCCACACATCAGCATTCGAAGCCTTCTCGAAGCTCTCGACGGGCAAGAATACGGCAGCAGTCCAGTTTTGGTGTGGTATCTTTACAAAACGTGAGCGGAAGTGTGAGCCGAGATATCTTTTAATGCATGGTTGAAAATAGCGATGTTTGGAGGCTGATTTCAATATGTTGTAGCTAATCACGAACTTCTTGCGCTCATCTATTTTCGAGTTGTTCATTGTGTCGTACAAAGCATCGAGCAACTTAGCTCTCAATGTAGGTGGGAGATAATGGAGATTCAATCCTAAAAACCCGTCCGAGTATCTTTCGATTGGAATGATCAACGGAAACGTGTCGTAATACTTTAACGTCTTTTTGTGTTTAGGATCGTAGTACGCAAAGTACATTTTTCCAATAGCGACGTTTGTCCACGACCCCACATAGTTGTCCTGTTCCTCACGTATCACGCGCAACGGACTAACTGCCGTCTTCCGGATATTTACTCGAAACCACTTAATCGAATCAGCAGCGTACTGATTCGTTATACCCTTACGAGCAGCATTGTTGAGTATATTTTGAAATACTGTTGCCAATTATTTGATCCCTAGGTGTTTTTCGGTCATTATTTCAAACTTCCAACCCCGCTCGTTACAGTACTTCCTTGCAGCAATCCATTTCGCCTCGTTAATACCATATGTTTTAACTTCGTTCAGGTAGCGTCGAGATATACGTCCAGACGGGGTACTATTTCGCTTTGATATGTCGGGTGGGACAGTCTGCTTTTGAGGTTTGATCTCAATCATTACGGTCTCGTATTTATCTGGCCCTACTCTCTTCTTTAGAATCACGTCGGGGAAATAACGATGCATTTTACCGTCAATAGGAGACAGGTACGGAACCGTCACTTCTTCCGATTGCCACCAAATCACATCTGGGTGCAAATCAACAAACCTGAAAAACTTGAATTCCCACATCGAACGATAAACAATTTTTGTTGGATCGCCCTTATACTTCTCAGGATTAGTCGGTTTAAACCGGCCTTTATACGACAAAACGATACCTCTTCTCAACATAAATACAGTTACTAACTCTATTTATACGAGGAAAACCAATGACGACTCCTGTCAACCGAGTCATGTTAGCATCGCAAGCTGCATCAACGAACAGAACAAAGATAGATCATTTCCCTGCTAAAATCGGGACTCATGGTATGCTAATGGTATTTAACGAGTATCGTTTTCAAAACCCGACCACTCGTCAATTGCTGAGACTGCCTGGGAACGTTGGTGGGGTGGTAAGTCAGTCCAACGGGGCTGTGTTGCTTCCTATTCCGAACACACTCGTGGATGGAAACAGCGTTCGAATCTCCGGTGAGGATCTATACAACACCTTTGGCGCAGAAACTGCGGCTTCCGCAGCGGCAGGAGCTCAAGAAGCGTTCCGAGCGGCTGGAGGTGGGATAGGTGGTTTGCAGGCTGTAGGTGCTGCAGCAGGTTCCTCGATCGCCTCAGCTTTTAGCCAAGCTCGTGTACCAGGACCTCAAGACGCTCTGTTTTTAGCTCGCCGCCTTTTCGGAGATAATTTCCTTTTAGGGCCTGTCAGTCAGGGTGTAGGCGCTACGATAAACCCAAAATCATCTCTTGTATTTGAAGGGGTCAATCTGAAAAACTTCAACTTCGAATGGGTGCTCGCTCCCACAGAAAAGGCCGAGTCTGATTTGTTACGTAACATAGTACGTCGGTTGAAATCAAACTCTCTGCCTTCATATAACCCTGAGAGTGCTTTTACTCGAGCGATGCTGAATTACCCTTCGACTGTCGATATTTATATGCTCGGCGTTGATCCGAGTTACTACTTCCTATTCAAAACAGCAATGATTCGAAACTTCAATTTCAATTACACACCAAACGGGCTATCCATGTTGCGTGGCGGCAAACCGTCTGCAGTCAACCTATCAATCGAGTTGCAAGAGATGGATATCCATACAGCTAATGATTATGGCTTGCCTGATAGCGCATTCATAGACCTTCTGGAGAATTTTGTCAGCAGTGCCACCGATTCGCGTGCCAGAGTTAATGATGCCGGAAGTATCAGCGACGCCGTAGGTATAGCGCCATAAGGATACTAATATGTCAACATATTTCACACACTTTCCTGTAATATCTTATAACGGTACGAATGTCCGTGATGTAACACGTCGAACCAATTTCATCAGCAGCGTATTGTCAAATCCATACGTGTTTCTCCCATACACCGTCAAAGAGGGGGAGAAGCCTGAGGACATCGCGTATAACTACTACGGTACAGTTGAAGCTACGTGGCTTGTGCTGATGGCAAACAACATTGTCGATTCGTATACACAATGGCCTATGACATACGAAACGTTTTCAGATTTTCTAATATCAAAGTATTCTGAGGTCTGCGGGTTAAGCGGGTTTGATGTGGTGGCGTGGACTCAAAATGAAACAATTCTCGATAACATCGTATACTACTATCGCGTGACGGAAACTGGAAAAGAAATTAAAGTTTCGCCAGACACTTTCCCGTACGTGTATGATGAAGAACAAAATATAATCGGGAGGGATGTGCTTTTAGGGTGGACCCCTCTACGGATATACGATTTCGAGAATATCATCAACGAAAATAAGCGTGAAATATTAGTCGTCGAGCAACGATATTATGAACAAATCAACAACGATTTTAAAAGGCTTGTGAGAGCATGACAGATTCGAACATCACGTACCCTGGAAGTTATCGAATCAAATCCTTGATGCTTTACCCGTTTCCCTCGAGCGAGCCGCGGATCGCGGTAGACATGCGAAATCTGGTGCCGTCGTTGACGATAAACGAATCGATGGTAGAGGATAGTATTAGAGGATCTTTGTCAGTAGTCGATTCGAGCGGACTACTGGAAGGATATCCTATTCGCGGAGAGGAGATGTTATACATTGACCTCGAAGATGCTTTAGGGAACAGCAGACAGTATAGATTGTTTGTATATAAGGTAGACAATGTCGACATCGCCGGTATCAATGACCGGTTATCGTACACGCTCCATTTCGTATCTTTCCAACGGTTCATAGCAGATCAGGCTCGGGTAATATCATCGTACAATCGATCTGTTAGCGACATCGTTGAAGCTATATTCAACGCACGTTATAGAGCGCCTGTAACTTCGAGGCCTGTAGCATTGACAGGCGAATCGGCGGGCAGCGATCCCAATAAGCAAATAGTCGTCGAGGACACTGATGGAAATGTTAGGCTGATCATTCCTAGAATGACACCAACCCAAGCGATAAAATTTCTTGAGAGTCGAGCATATAGTTCTTCTAGCGCCACCTGCTCATTTCGTTTCTTCGAAAGTGCCGATTCGTTTTATTTTGTGACGGACGAGTTTCTTTACAACAAAGCAAAAAACGACGATAAAATATTCGAGTTCTCGTATACTGACAGTTTACCGCACGACAACAGTTTCTTTCTTCATAAGATGGCTAACTTTACTAGGTTTAAAAACGTCGCTAGAGTGGACACGTTTGACGATCTGCATGGCGGTACGTACCGTAATAAGGTGATCGTATTGGATATTGTTAACCGAGTCGTTAACACTGTGGACCCAAGTTTCGACTATATGAATGCGAGAGACAGCTATTTTAGCGGTCACGCGGAGGAGCTGGATGGTGCTGATCGGCACAGTACATCTTTCATAAGGTCTACGTTTACTGATGAAAACGCACGACAATTTCTTATGGTACGCGACTACGCCGAAGAAGATGCGGGTCAACTACGGGGAGAACAGTACCTCCCGGAGATCACGTCTAATAGGCTATCATATTTCAAAAACCTTAGCAGCATTCGCGTGAGCGCGTCTGGTCCTGGGAGGGTTGATATAACTTGTGGTGATTTCGTGGATGTCAACATTCCAGAGTTTAAGCATCTACAAGCAGAAAAGCAGACAAACGTTCAGCTTGCAGGCGTATACATGGTCGAGTCAGTGATGAGAGTCGTCGACAAGGATATATACAATAACGAATACACATTGGTTAAGCGTAGTTGGGACCGAGAAGTTGATCCTACAGAAAACAGGTTCTTGTTGGGAGGAGTTACATAATGATTGAAACAGGAGCCGGGTTTCCTAATCCGCTTTTCTTCATAGGTGTTGTTGAAAACAACGTCGATGAACGTCTCGAAGGACGAGTCCAGGTACGTGCGTTTGGAATACACGGAACAAACCAAGAAATACCAACGGTGGACCTTCCGTGGGCAACATTAATCATTGGTAGCCACGATGTCAACTTCACCGTTCCTCCTCTGAATGCGTGGGTATTCGGATTTTTCATTGATGGTCGGTCGGCTCAACAGCCATTTGTTCTTGGGCTAATACCTACGCAATTCACACAAGTAAACGACCCCTCTATATCTGGATGGGGTGTCGCTCTTGGCAATACTGTGGACGTCAACGCGCAAGGAAGCCGCTCACAAGATTACGGCCAACCGACTCTTTCTCGGTTAGCTCGCGGAGAAGATCTTGAAGAGACGTATCTGTTACCTCTCGAAGCTACCCGCGTAAGAAATGTTCCTATTGCTGGCGGCGGTGTTATGTTAGGGTCTGCGGACAATATGGGGGTTGCGGGTGGAGACACTGCTCCGTCCCAAGTCTCGCTTGAAGCCTCTGGCTCAGATATATCCGAGATCGTTGAGACAGGTCCTGGATACAATATCGTCCGATTGGCAGATGGATCGGTTGTCAGACAAGATGGTGCTAGAAATTGGAGAAACAACAATCCAGGAAATATCGAGTTTGGATCCTTTGCGCGTAGATACGGTGCGATCGGAACAGATGGTAGGTTTGCTATTTTTCCGAGCTATCAGGCCGGACGTGCTGCGAAGGAAGCGTTGCTTTTCAACAGCAGTGGATATTCAGGGATGTCCATATCTCAAGCTATTAACAGGTATGCCCCACCCAGTGAAAACAACACATCGTCGTATGTTAATTCTGTAGCAAGCGCAGTTGGCGTATCTGCTGATACCCCGATGTCTAGCCTCAGTGCTCAGCAGCGGGCAACCATGCTCGATGCCATGCAGCGCGTAGAGGGATTTGCGATAGGTAGCACAACGTCCGCAGATCCGAACAGCGCTTCGGTACAAACCGCGTCGGCGGTTTCTGAGTCGACTCCTGTAGCAGGTGGATCGTCCAGCGCATCTGCATCTCCGAGACAACCCGTGTGGGATGAACCTTCTGTTGCTTATAACGCTGAGTATCCATACAACAGGGTCATTGAAACTGGAAGCGGTCACGTATTCGAGCTCGATGATACGCCTGGCGGTGAGAGGATAATGATCTATCACCGTAACGGGTCGTATATCCAGATGTCACCGACGACCACAACGATCAAAACCCCTAATGACATGTATAGCGTCAACGAGAAGAACTATCATATGTACGTTGGTGGAACCAATGTCGTGACAATCGACGGTGATTGTCACGTTCTGGTTAAGGGGAACAAAGTCGAAGAAATCATGGGGAATTATCAGCAAATCATCCACGGTAATCACGAGGTGGCAGTTGCAGGCCAAATGAACCTAAACGGCGGTGAACAGGGACAAATACGAGCTGCAAACTTGATACTCGAGTCGAACGTAGAAAACCTCAACATCAAGACCGGTAAAACAATCAAGTTTGAGTCTGGCGAAGCGATTCATTTCAAATCAAAGAATCTGTTCCTGCAAGGGTCAGAGGGAATCAATCTCAAGAGTGAAAATATATTCGTCGAAGCGTCAGCGACTGTAAACTTAAAAGCGGAAACGGGAGCATTTGAGGCGTCTGGCGATTTCGGTATTAAAGCTGATCACGCAATCATTGGAGGAGGCCAGCTTGTTAGTATAAACGCCTCTACTGTAGCCATCGACGACGAAGTTCAACTAGCTAATGGAATGGCTGGTACACCACAAGGGGCTGAATCAGCAACGGACGCTGAAACGGCGAAACCAGTAGAGAGACCAGCTCCACCGGCAAAACACCCACCAGCAAGATCCGTATTGGTATAAGAGGTAATATGACCAGTTCATGCGAGCTTAAAAGTCAGACGGCAATACAGACGTTTATGACAAACGTCGACACTACGAATCCCTACATCAATTCGGTTTATTACGATAAGATCGAGCCGTTGCTTGTTAGATATCAGAGTACCGTATCAGCCGATCTGACGTTAGACCGTAACATGACCTCTCTAGTAGCTGTAACGCGACAGGTCAATCAGTTTATCAACACTGAAATGTTGACGAACTTAAATTTCTCTTCGTTGTACCCCAACCTCGTCACGAGACTTGAAACAACTCCGATTATCACACCAGCAGAGGTTGAGACGGTTCTAAGCACATCGTTCCTAACTATAGACACGGTCGGAGCCTATCTAACACCATATACACCTCTCGTACCATCGCTGTTTAACGATTACTATAGTCCGGGAGCGTTCAGCGGGTCGGGAATGGGATCGTTTTGCTCGCTGGTTCCGAATGTATTTGCTGCGTATACAGATTTGATGAACGCATTTGCGGATATTAGAGGGTTTGCGAACCGATTCACTAACATCTTGTCTGCAATCCAAGAGTTTTCTATCGCTGGTTTGCTAGAGTCTCTCAAAAGGCAAGCATTGGCGGTAATTGATCAGATTGTCGCAAGAGTTAGAGCCAAGATCAACGAAATAACTGGGTTGTTTACACGCGTAGCGAATTTCAGAATTCATTTGAGTAACGTGTTCAGTAAGATGCACGAGGAGAAACAGAAGATAGACCAGGTTCTATCTGAACCCTCAATAGAAAATCTCAAGGCTGCTGTCGAGGGAGCTATATCGTTTGCTGCCTCGCTATTCGAGGAATTGAAGTTGGAGGAAATACAATTCCTAATACTCAGGTTCTGTGAGTTGATCAGCGGCATCGAAAACTTCTTCAAAGACCTCACCAAGCCATTGGAAGATATCCCTAACAATTTCCGCCGTTCATTCGATTTTATACAGGCTGCAGGGTTTAGCGGGACCGCGCGCGCCAATGCTGCTGGAGCGTTCAGAATACCATCACAACAACGGGCGGAAGGTAGACGAACAGTCGATGCTGTCCCTCCCACGATAGTCGGAGGTCAAGGGGTCACATTTGGTGATGAAGGGATCACCGTTGAAGGCGGGATTGCTGTAAGAAGTAGAGCATACCGAATCGAGCCTATTTCCGATCAAGAAGTAGCAATACTTAACAACGAGTTGACATTTGAGAATGTTACAAACGGAAGATCGCAACACATCGAGTTGCTGAGAGGACAGTCATTTGCAATTGACGGGCCTGCCATATGGACACGAGTTCGTCCCATAGAGAAGGTGATGTTGTATCGGTTGAGTGTGCGTATAGGCAAGAAAATAACAGTGAACAGCGCTTATAGATCGCTGTACGCGCAATCCCAGATCGACCCCGAAGTTACTCAAAGTTGGCATAGCGCCGGACAAGCGTTCGATGTCCGCATGTCTTCATATTCAGGAATGAGCTTCGAGACGTTCAAAGGACACGCAAACTCTATTGGGTTCAGCCGCGTGAGAGCATATAACAGTCTAGGATTCGTTCATATCGATACAGGCCCACCATCTGCTATGTGGTAATACCATAAATAGGAACAAAAACAAATGGCGATAGATATTCTCACTCCTACAGCTCGCAAGCTAACTATATATTCAGATTTTCGAAAGGATCTTCTGACGAATCCTGTTACTAGCGATTTGGCCTTACGGTTGAACGAAGATGCTGTAAAGGAAGCGTTAAAGAATATGATTTTGACTGACAAAGGCGAGCGTCTTTTTCAACCCACGCTCGGAAGCGATGTAAGAAAATCGTTATTTGATAATATGACCCCTGCGACAATAAAGATGATCGAGCAGAGTGTCAAAAGTACCATAAATAATTTCGAGCCGCGGGTGACCGTGATCAATGTGGAAGTGATCCCTGACTATGACAACTATAAAGTGCAGATCAATATAACCTTCTACGTCAGAAACGTACAGACGCCTGTCACTGTATCGGTATTTTTAGAGAGAACGAGATAAATGGCCCAGACCCCAATCACGGAATTAGATTTCTTCCAAGTAAAAGAACAGCTTAAAGCGTATCTCCGCGGGCAGAC